TTAACTATGGAAAAAGCAAATAAATTAGAATTATTAGAACACCTTCATACAGTTCTCATACAAGAATTGTTAGACAAAGTTAAAAGTGGAGCAGCAAAACCTGGTGATCTTAACGTAGCAAGACAACTGTTAAAGGATAATGGTATTGAATGTATTCCAACAGAGAAGAGTCCTATGGAAGATCTGATGTCAAACCTTCCAGACCTTGATGTAATACCTGCTTTAGAACGATAATTGCAACCTTTACCAGAAAAACTACAAGACTTTAGATACTTT